CAAAACCCCGCCGAGGCGAGGTGATGGTTTGGTGTAACTGAGGTTTAGCGCGTAACGTCGCCAGCAGTCACCGCTGCAATTCCGAATCAACCACCAAGCTTTCGCTTCAACTACGGTACCGTATTCGGCTAAGCACCAAGCGTCGTTTGAGAGCCACAAAAAAGAAAGGCACCCGAAGGTGCCCTCTTTGTACCGTTTACGGCTGGAATCGTGTGCCGCAGGCATGACACATCCAAGTGCGGCGCCACTCTTCCAATTTGTCGTACTGCGCGACGTTAAATTTCCAGTGGCGAACGAATCCAATCACACCGACGGTGATAAATATCGCGCCAATGAAAAACCTCGTCCAATCCACGCCCCAGAACGTGTTCATAAGCTTGAGGCCGTCGTACAAGATGATGGCGCCAACCCCCGTAAGGATGACGGGGCCAAGCAAGCGCTTACCTGGAGGTGGGCCGACGCTTGCCGCCAAATGGGTCTGGTGCCGACCTGTGGTTTCAACGGTCACGCTTGGTCCGAATCCGGACTGGGATTGCGCTTGGTGGGTTGTTTGTATATGAGAGGTGCCAGCAGCATGGATGACGGAAAGAAGCTGGACATTTTGGCCTTGGCAGTGCGGACAGCAGATGGCGTTGTTGCTCACCACGTAATCATTCCTTTGAAGGGCGGGAAAGCTTTATTCTAAGGTAAGGTTAACGTTCTTTGCACCTGATGAGCAGCCTTATTTGAGCAGATCAGCTCCTGTTGTTTGTACGCACTTATACCGCCAGTAGCTAACCGTAACTTCGCACCAGTAGCCGCCGTAGGTGTCCCGTTTGCTGTCCCGGTTGTAGAGGTGGTGCAGAATCGACCCAGGTGCCGGGAAGTGCTGTGGCTCGGTCTTCAGCACACCATCGGCCAAGTATACCCCAGCATGGTTTGGCACCTTCGACCGGATCTGCATCAGCACGATGTCGCCGTGCTGCGGCGCGCTGACTTGACTGAATCCGGCCGCGGGCAGGTTCTCCAGGTACAGGTTCCCGCCCCTCTCCCACCAGCCATCCTCACGCTCGTACTGGCCCAGGTCGATTCCCATTTCGCGGCAGTAGAAATCGAGGATGATGCTCAAGCAGTCGTGCACGCCGTGGGCGAACTTGCGGCCGATCAGCGGGGCCTGGTAGCCGTCCGGCACGAAGCTCACAAACTCGCCTGGGCGCACCTGTTCGTCATCGCCCTTGCGGACCTCAAGGATGTGCCAGGGAAGCCCGGAGGCCTCGCATGAGACGCGATCCGCCTCGCTGGGTGCTGCTGGGTAGTCTGGATGGCTATGCACGACTGCCAGCACCTGGCCGCGATCCTCGGCGGCGGCGAAGTCCTCGGGCGCCAGGCGGAAATGCTCACTGGGCGTCGAGGCCGTATTGCGGCAAGGCACATAGACCTCCTTTCGCCCTTCGCGAATCACCAGGCCGCAGCACTCACGCGGGTACTCAGCCAGCGCATGCCGCTCAATGGCGGCGCGGGTGGACTTGTTCATGATCAGCTCCGAAGCAGGCCTGCGGCCGGGAATGAGCCGTAAGGCAGAGGGTTGTTCTCGCCGAAGCGAAGCTTGCAGCTGCTCAGGCGCCCGCCGCATTTGTCCTTGGAGGCATCGGTGACGATGATGTCGTTCTCGTCGGCCACGGGCCCGCCGTTGTAGCCGCAGTAGGGCCCGCGGTAACCGCCGCAGCTGAGCCACCAACAGACGTTGGCCACGATCTGCCGGCGCGGCAGCTGAACCCCGGCGAAGTCCAAGGCTGAGGCCAGCTCGAACTGCACTGTTTCGTTGTTCTCGGCAGCCTTGCGCTCGACGTACCAGATGTCCGGCGGCAACTCCTCGTCGGGGTCTGCTTCGGGCTGGCCGTCCAGGTACTTGCCCAGGGTCCGGTGCCGGATCAGCTTCGCCCCCACCAGATCCTCGAAGTACAGCACCAGGGCCGTGATGAACCCGCCGACGTTGCCGACAGACAGGGTCGGCATAGGCTGCGCGCCCTGCCCCGTCATTTCGAAGCCCTCGGCCTTGATTGGCCAGGGCGAATACTCCTCACCCTGCCAGTAGATCGACGACTGCTGCGGGTAGCCATGAAAGCGGTACAGTTCGGCGCCCAGCGCGGTAGCGTCAAGCTCGAAAAGCTCCACCCACGCGCCAGGCTCCAGGGTCTGGATATCGGCCGTGATCGGCATGATTTTTCCTCGGGAAATTAGATAGCTCTATGCGAGCCTGGATTCAATCTCAGCTAGCCGAGCCTCAAAGCCTGCAGCAAGAAACAGGTTGAGCTCGTCAATCCTAAAGCTGTAGCGGTCACCCGCTGGAACAACGACAGGGTCTTCACCTTCCACTGGGCTTGCTTGGATGCTCTCCTCCCAGGCGTCGTGACAGATGAACCCATAGGCAAAGGGGTCAAGTCCAAATGAAGAGATCACCTCTATCGCGCGCTGTACAGTCATCCCGATATGATCACGGGCCGACTCTCCTTTCTCGTCAATAGCTGCGAGCCAGCGATAAGAACCAATCTCTTTTCCCAGCGCCTTAGCTGCGTTGATCTCGACAACTGACAGCTTGCGCAGCGGAGTCTTCTCTCGGGCATCTGACGTACTGATTGTGCCGGTCGCAGCCCATAGAGTCTTAGGCCTGATACCGGCTCCACCGATGTCGTAACGATTGTCCGCTCCTGGCTGGAAGTCACCCACCGCTCGAACCTGCCAACGCATTGCCCCGCTGCTTTCGCCCGTCGTGTAAAACTGAATCGCGGCAGGAACCACGCCAGGCGAAGGCGTACCGTCAACCGAAGAGCTCACAGACGATGCCATGTTGAAGGCTGCCCCTGAGCATCCGACAAATTGAAATGCCCCGATGAGATTGGTATCGGCCACAGCTGTTGGCACGGTGACAGATCCACGCGAGCGCAAGAGATTGAAGCGCGGACAGTACCCTGCGTTGTCCGTGCCAACGATGAACTCGGACACCATGTTCGTGTTCTTTGCGATTGAGATAACTGGTCCGACGCCTACTGCTGCGTGCGGCTCCCCGCCAAGTACCAAGGTTTCCGTCGTCGATGTGAGCTCGATTTTCGTAAACCTCCCATTGCTCGATGAGAGCAGTGGTCCGCTTAGGTCCCCCCCGGTCTTACTAAGCTTTTCGTCTGCCACTTCTCTCGCCTCAGCTGCATCCGCTACACCCTGATCGGCCTTCTCCTGTGCTGCTGCCGCATCCGCTACCCCTTGATCAGCCTTCTCTCGCGCTGCAGCCGCATCCGCCACACCCTGATCAGCCTTCGCCTGCGCTGCCTCTGTGCGCGTATCAAGCTCCGCGAAGTTCTCGTTAATGATGATCCCGCCGTCACGAAGCGTGTCGCCGGTCTCGTCGTTCGCCTCCTCGCCTACATCGATTAGCCGAATGCTCATGGGTGAAATGCCTGTTCGAAGGTTGCGGTCAGGGTGTAGGCATCGCCCCCCATGGCCTTGGGTTGATACTCGGAGCATCGATAGAGCATTCGATCGCCCAGCGGGTCAGACCAAAAAAACGGCGTTGCGCCGGCATGCCGATCGAGGAACGCCATGATCTCCTTGATGCGCGCCTTCTGGCCTGTGAACGTCAGGGGCCAGGACTGCGAGCGGTTGTTGATTCCGTCCTGGGCACGCTGCTCGTAACCGTCGCCGAACTTGGCCGACTTGGTTCGAAACGCAATGCTGGCCGCCGGATCGTTGTTCGGCTTCCAGGTGAAGGTTTCAGTTGCCATATTTTCTCCAGGCATAAAAAAGCCCGCCGAAGCGGGCATTTGAATCGCCTTTTTGGTTAGCGCTTTTTGGGGCTTGAGGCCTGCATGGCCTCCCGGATTATCCCTCCTGATTTTTTGTCCTGTTCAATTCGGCTGAAAACAGCGGAGACCATTGCGGACTCGGTCTCTGCAATAAACACAAGAGGGTCATCCGCAGTCTCGAGACGATCATCGAAGACTGCGGAAATCCGGCCTATTGTCATTGCATAAGCTCTGGTGGCAGCTCTTAGGTCCTGCGCACTCACAGCACCTATCGACTCAAAGAAAAAATCATTTACGGCTGAATTTATTACACCGATCAAGTTCGCCTTGTCGTACTCAATAGGCATTACGCCCTCCCCTTAGAGTTCATGTAGCTGGCACCTCCAGGACGCCAAGAATCAGCTATCCCCTTATCCACCATCGACTTTAGCTGACTCTGAATATTCTTTTGCAGAGCCTGCTGGTCTAGCTGCATTCCTTCAGAACTTCGATCCTCTACCGTCACACTGATCGGGGCGTTTATTTGGATCATTGATCCCCCCCCGCCACCTCCAACGGCTCGAATGCCCAGCTGGCCGCTGGAGGTCCTGGCCAGCGGCACAATCGCCTCGGGGCCCGCCTCGCCCATCACTCCAGTCTGGCCGCCAGCCATCCCGAAGGCAGTGGGCTTGCTTACGATGCTGTTCGTGAAGGCGCCGCCATCCTTGAAAAACTGGACACCGCCATCCCATCCGCCACCGTTGGCCTGATAGCTGGAGAAGTCGACCCCGGTATACCCGGCCTGCGTTGAGCCGGCCGAGGCCGCCCCGCCGCCGAAGTACGACCCAGCAGCAGAAGCCGCCATGCCGAACAACGAGCTCAGTGCCGAGGAGCTGGCCTGGCGAGTGGCAATCCTGGCCATATCTGCGAGGATCGACTTCGCAAAGTCAGCGAACGAAAGCTTCCCGGTCATCGCGAACTGCACAATCGCGTCTTCCATCGAGCCGAAGGCGTTGGTGAACAGGCTCTTGGTCTGGCCGGCAACATCTCGCGCCGACTCCAGGTAGTTCTGCCAGGCCGAAGATGCTCCATTCCTCCAGTCGCCCTGGGCTGCCGTCATGTCGTCGTAGTTGCTGACCACGGTGTCGTGCAGCTTCTGCTGGGTGGCTTCCAATGCCTGCAGCTTCTGCGTGTACTCGTCGAGGCTCATGCCCCGGGAGCCATCGCCGTACTGGTTGGCCAGGTCCAGCTTCTGCTGGTTTATGCGGTCGTCGATCGCGTTATGTTGGTTGGTCAGGTCCCGCTGGCGGTCACCCTGGCCAAGGCCCGCGGCAGCGCGCAGGCCCTGCTCGCGCAAGGTGTCGACTTGCTGCTGCAGGGCGCTGGTGTAGGTCTTGACCGCCAGTTCCTGCTTCTTCAGCCGGCCCTCTTCGTTCTTGGCCAGCACACTCAGTTCGGTATCAGCGTCCCGCTGAGCCTTGACCATGGCGGCTCGGGCATCGGCGATCTTCTGGTCCAACTGGATGCGCTGGGCGGCGGAGGTACTGGCCTTACCCTTGGCGGCCTCAAGTGCCGCAATTTCCGCTTCATAGGCCGCTGTGACCTCGTCCCGCTCATTGCCGATCAAGGCCTCACGCTTGAGCAGGTAGTCGGCCTGGGACACCAGCCCAGACTTCTGCGCTGCGTCCAGTTCCTTCTGGGCGTTTTTGTACTCGGACAGGATGCCGGTGAGGTTGTTTTTCGAGTTGTTGAAGGCCGTCAGGTCTACCGCGCTGGCGGCGGTCTTCGTGTCTTTGTACTTGCTGTTAATCGCCGCTTTTTGACCATCAACACTTTCCTTGGTCAAGCGACTATTAGTCGGATCAGACACCCGGAGAGCTGCAAGCTCTTTTTCCAGATCCTCCAGCTCATCCTTGCGTTTGTCTGCGTTAGATCTTGTGGCCTTCTTTCTCGCATCAAGCTTATCAATCGCCTTCTGGCCGGCCTCCATGATCGCGTTACGCTCTTTCTGCCTCTTCGCGTAATCGGTCTCTGCTGCGTCCTTTACTTCCAATCCCTTGATGTAATCGCGGAGGCTTTGTTTTCCCTTCTCACCAATGTAAACAGGATCCTCGCCCGGTATTCTCTCGCTGCCACCTCGAGTTTCAAGGCGCTCAAGAGCCTCCTTTGCAGTTTGAATCCGCTCCGCGTTGGATTGGCTGCGCCCTGCGCTCTTCAGATTGTCCGCAGCCTTTGCGACCAGGTTGTAACCTTTCTCCCAGAGACTGAGGTTCTCCAGAATCTTGGGCGTCCGGTCGTTGATCGCATCCGCATACTGATCGGTGGCCAGCTTTACCGCCTCCGCATGTCGCCCCTGTTCTTCGAGAGCAACGATCTGCGAATAAACCGACGTGGTCAGATAGTGGTATTGCTCATTGAGCGCGGCAGAGGCCTTAACGGGCTCATCAGCCAACTTCACAAACTCGGCGATCGTGTCGCCCACCGCCTTGCCTGTTGCCTCCTGCATAGACACGGCGGCCTGGGTGATCCCCAGAAAGCTCTCTCCAGCAATCTTGCCGTTACCCGCAAGGGTGGTCAGAACCTCCGCGGCCTGCCCTGTTGTCCCGACCATATCGCTGACTTGCTTGGCCATGACGCCAAGCTGGGAAGCGGTAAGCCCGGCCGATCCGCCAGTTAAGATCAGTGACTTATCGAAGGCATCCTGCTCTTCGCTGCCCTTGTAATAGGCGTAAGCAAGGCCACCGATTGCAGCAGTTACAAGAGCGATAGGCGCCGCGAGCGCGAGAAGGCTAGCAGCACTGGCACCGGCTCCAGCACCAAGCTGCGCAACCGCACGAACACCACTTCCCCAATCCCCAGATTGCAGGGCGTTGGTCAGCTGCATGACGTTTTCTTGAGCCTGGCGGGTGCCGAGCTTCAGCTTGTCGAATGCGCCCTCTGTAGCAGTAATGCCAGCCCGATCCTTGCCGACCTTGGCCAGGGCCTCGCTGTAGCGGTCAGCGTTGATTGCACCAAGGCGGAAAGCCTCATGGGCGGCCTTCTCCTGCGCCTCCAGCTTGGCCAGCTTCACATTCAGGGGATCGATGCTGTTGACCGTGCGCTTCAGCGCCTCGATCTGCCGGTTCTCGGCATCAATCAGGCGCTGCTTCTGCGCCATCTCCTTGGCTTCGGCTTTCTCGATCTTGTCGAAGGATTTGCCGAGGCGCTCCTGATAGGCCTCTTGCTGTTCAATGGTGACCAGGCCGCCCTTGCGGGCCCGCTCAAGCAATCCCTCGGCCTGGACCAGCTTCTCCATGCTGTCGATATTGCCGGTCATCGCCCTGTCTAGCTGGCTGATGATTGCGATTTCGCTGGCGGCGCTTATCCCGGCCTTGCGGCTCGCATCGACCTGGCGCTCCTTCGCACTGGTCGCTTTATCGATGCCCTGGGCGGCCTCCGCCTCCGCTTGGCTGATTTTCTTGCCGGTGTTGGCCAGGCCCTCCCCAGCCTTGCCAAGGTCATCGACGGCCTTCTCTGCCCCTTCGGCCGCGTCGACCAGTTTATCCAAGTCATCGGCAGCCTTGACCGCCTGAGACGACTCAACCGCAATGCCAAGCGAAGCGAAGGTAGTGCTCATTTGTTGTCTCTCTGTTCAGCCATTACGGCCAGGGCCTCGCCCTCCATCTGCCGGATGTCACTGAAAATGCTTTGCCTGGAGGCAGCCGGCACGCCACACATTCGGATGACACTCGGCAGGACGCCGTAGTCCAGACCGGTAGCGCCGCACGCGCCGACCCGCCACTGGGTGCTCATCGCTTCGAAAACGGTGAAGGCCGGCCAGTTGTCTGGCCAGACCTCGCAGTCCTGGCCGGTGAGATCACCCACCAGAAAGCCAAAGGTCTTCAGCTCTTCAGCCGAAGGCCCTTGCTCGTAGAGTGCGCGCGCGGCGCTTAGGAGTTTCCCAGGCGGGCCTGGTTGAACGCCTCGGAATATGCGGCCAATACCGCGCTGGGTATCGAGACAATCGAGGTGACCAGGATGCGGATATTCTGGTCGTTGAACTCTTCTTCGAAGTCCCAACCGGCCACCACAGCCTTCACCTGATCCACCTGCAGGTCGATCTGGGCTGCGGTGAATGCTTTCAGGTCCATCTCGTCAGCCTTCAACCCCAGGGCCTTGTGCCGCTCGCCCCACTCGGCGTAGAGCTCGGCCAAGCCGGTCCGGTCCAGGTACTTGAACTCGAACCCCACCTTCACCGGCTCGCCGCCCAACTGAGGGATCAGCACGTCAGCCTTGAAGGTTGGGTTCTGGATCAGCGAGAACTTGGCCATGGGTTACACCACCGCGGTCAGGTAGCGGGTCGGCTCGGACTGCAGCGCCAGGTTGACCGTCCGCGTAAGCAGGTTGTTGCGCGATACCGCCGGCTGCTTGGAGAACGAGGTGTAGGCCCCGTACAGTAGCGTGTCATTGCCCGGGAGGTTGAGCCGTGCAGCCTGCACCTTCTTGCCCGCATCAGCCGACATCAGCACCGCGTTGAAGGGTTGA